AAATCTTATCATCCAATAAAGTCTTTTAAATTTATTAACAACTAACTTATTGATTAAGTAAATGTAATCTGAAACATTTGGATCTACTATCATCATTGTCAAAATGACAGCAAACACAGTGAATAATGTGTAATAGTAAATCATGGAGTTTTTCTTAGAAAATTTAAGTAATCTATAAGTTGTCTTTTAATAATTTCTAATTCATATTCACACCCTTCACCCTTTGCTCTACATCTGATTTCTGGATGAACAGTATGCAGGTCTTCTAAAATAAGATCTATTGCTTTACTTTTTTGATGGTTCATTTCCTTTGATGATGATTGGACATGAAGGGATGATTTTTTTAATTTCAGCAGAAATTTGAGACTTTTGAACTTCTGTCAATCCCACAACAGAAGTTAATCTATTTAAAGTTTGAATTGCCTGAGAACAGGTTATTATTGTAGATAAAACTAGAGGAGTCATATAATCCTCAATTCTTTAACTATCTATTATATTCAAACTTTATTGAATTCAATAAAGTTAATATTCATCAACTAATTCCCAATCTAAATTAAGATCTTCTAACAATTCAATTAATTCATATTCATTATCAGGCAGAATTTCATCTTCATCTAAAGCAAAAGATGCTTCACATAATGCAGACCCATACTCAGGAGGATCATAAAGTGTCTGAGAATATGTCAATACTACATTATCCACAAGAGCAGTAACATATACATTACCATCCTCATCATATGTGATTTTATCTATGTTAAGAATACTCATTGTTCTTTTTGGGTTAAGGTTTTAAAGTAATCTGCAGATGCAATGTGTCCAGTATATCCTGGAAAGTATTTGTTGACTAGTGTTCCAATTCCCATTGCAGTAATGGAACTATTACATTTAATCCAAACTTCCTTTTCAGGAATCTTAATCACATAATCATAAGGAAACTTAGTCATTTCTTTTTCATTTCTTTTTGAATAAATTTCTTAGCAGTTTCAATATTTAAATGAACTGAAATTTGTTGACCTTTATGAATAGTCATAAACTTTTTTCCATATGGAACAACTGCCCATTCCATATTTTTACTAATCCATCCTAATTGTTCTTCCATAAGGCAATTAAATTACTATAGCAGGCACGGAGGGACTCGAACCCCCAGTCATCATCTTAGAAGGATGTTGCATTATCCATTATGCTACGTGCCCAAAGTCCCTCCTGTTTGTGCATTGTTAAGAGGCATGGAGGGGGCGGGACTTACTCAAAGTTTGGACCTTTGATGCCCATAAAGTTGAGAGTGGTTGGACTCGAACCAACTACTGAATGTGTTATCCACGTGCCTTATCCCTTTGGCTTCACTCTCTGTGGGGCAACCTTCCACCCCTACATATTACCTTGAATAATCATCAAAGTCAACATCAGGATGCAGAAACTCTAAGTAATCTTCGTAATCAACACCAAGATATTCTGCAAACTGTTTTAACTCTTCATGATGTTCAAGAGTAATAAGATCTTTTATATCTTGAATCATTGCAACCTCCTCAATAACCATATTTGGAGATCATTTGATCCATTCTATCTTCTCTATACTCAGTTTCAAATTCTTCTCTATTATTTTCTTCTAACTCCTCGTAGATTGCATCTGAATCTTTTTCTAGGAAAATAGTGCTCATAGAGATTTCAGTAAAGGTGAGTATGTTTTTATATATGCAAGATGCCCTTAGGCATCTGCACTTTGTGTTTCAGTTTGTTCAAATTCTGCATCAATTTTGTCATACAATTCTACAAAAGTAGATTTGGTTTCATCATCAAAGCGATTCAAACAAACCTTAAGTGCCTTGTCCTTTTTGCCAAAGATAGAATATGCCTTGATAATATGAACAAGACGACGAGTAGAGATCACTTCATCAATACCACCATCATTGAAAGTCTTACGAATAATTTCAGACCAAGTGCAAAGATGTTTGATAAAGTCAACATGCTCCCTAATCATAGGAATACTAAGGGATGTTGCTACTTTTGTCAAGATTTTAGTCTCAACACTAAGAGTAGGATACTCTTGCTCAAAGGTGATAGGGAACCTCTCTAGAAATGCTTCATTAAGAACATTAGTTCCAATAAACCTACCATCATCAGATCCCTTACCTTTAGTGTTTGCAGTGGCAAACACATTGAATCCATTCTTAGGAACAATATGCTTACCAATTTTCTTAAGGAACACACCCTTGCCCTCAAGAATAGATTGCAAACACATAATTTTATTGGAAGCAAGGTCAATCTCATCTAGGAGAAGGATTGCACCACGTTCCATTGCTTCAACCACAGGTCCATTATGCCAAACAGTTTCCCCATTGACAAGACGAAAACCACCAATCAAATCATCCTCATCAGTTTCAATAGTGATATTGACCCTGATAAGTTCACGACCCAATTGTGCACATGCTTGCTCTACGCCAAATGTTTTACCATTACCAGAAAGACCAGTAATGAAGGCAGGATAAAACAAACCAGAGGATACAACTTTTTTAATATCACTGAAATTACCAAAGCTGACGAAGGTATCATCTTTTTTGGGGATGAGGTTTTGAATGACTGGAGAAAGGGAGTTAATGGTATCTTTTCCCTCAGCAGAAGGGGAGTTATAAGTTTGCTCTAATTCTTTCACTGTTGCCTCCAGATTCCATTTGCCACGACCAGTTTTATATGCTTGCAGATACTTAGATGCTGTAGCATAAGTGGTATTAAGTTGAGTTGCTACAGACTTAACTGCATCAGCATCAATATTAGTACCAAATTGGTCTTTTAGCAATGTGATAAGTTGTTCTTGCATTGTCTTGGGTTGATTACTTTGTAATTATAGGGCAAAGGGGGGCAAAATGGAGGGCAGAGTAGACACTGCCCCAACTGGCACATCAGGCAATCAATCCAATAAAGGATGAAAGAAGTTTCTTATTTGTTCTCTTCTTAGTGATCATTTTTGAAAATGCAGTTTTGATCTGTGCTTTGGAAGCATCTTCAGGAACAATAAATTCCTCACTTTGAGAAAGTGAAGTTGTTGGAATGACATTGAATTGATCAAATCCAGTTCCATTAAAAGTAATAAATTGCTCCTTTTTGTAAGCAACTTTTACTTTATCATAATCTCCATATTCTCTTCCATACCAGTCATAGCAAGTTTTAAAGTCCCTATTGCAAACAATTCTAAAATTGATGAAGTTGACTGTAGGAAACTTATCCTTCAGTGTAGACAGAAGAACTTTAGAATACTTAGGGAAGTTTCCATATTCATAAGGAGAATAGATTCTGCCATTCTTTCTATTGCGAATGGTAGTGCTAAATGTTTTGGTATATCCAATGTACTCATTAGAAATTCCATTTTTCTTTTTAACTGTAGTAGAATTTACATATCCTTCACCATCAGTCAAGAAAACTACATTAACTTTCTGAAGTTTATTCTTTCGCTGGAAATCTGGAATGAGTGCATGAAGTGCAAGCATAGTATCCCCAATAGGAGAACCTGAAAGATCAAGATGCCTAGGAGCAGCACCACTTCTGTTCTGGAAAGCAGTACAACATGCCCAGATATGCTTCATCTGCTCATCCAATTGACTGCTATTAGTTTTGCTACTGAAGAAATTGAGAAGTCTAAAAGAATTCTCAGGAGCAACAACACCTTCAACTTTCTTATAAATTGGAGGATGATTTGGATGAATTTCAACATAAGAATTACAATCCACAGTGAAAGCATACACTTCAAAGGGAATGTTAACTTTTCTACAGAACCAGATCAAATTATACATTTGCTTACAGGTATCCAGAATCCAATCAGACATAGATCCTGACCAGTCAAGAATAAAGATTAGACCATGATTCTTACCATCAGGAATCACAGAAATCTTTCTAAACAGATCTTCATTATACTTGTAAGTATGCAACTTGGAAGTATCAAGAACACCAGTTCTTGCAGTAGAAGAACGAGCATATTGATCTGCAGACTTCTTACACTCAAATTCTTTCACCAGATAAGAAACTTCTTTCTCTGCAGATTTTTTATACTTTGCATACTCTGCATTTGTTTCTTTATACCAGTCTTTGATCCAAGTTCCTGACTGATAGTATTCCTTACATTTTGAATGAATGTAATCATTAGCAATAATCACATTTTCTAGAATAATCTCAGGAAGTTCTACATAATTGTTTTCTTGACCATACTTATCAGTAAGATCTTGTGCCTTTTCTTCAAATGATTGAGAAGTCTTAGACTCAAACTCTCCATGCTGATCACTAGGTTCACTACCACCACCAGAAGGTTGTTCCTGATCCATAGTTACTTTCTCATCACCTTGAGATTCACCATCAGTAGAAGAAGATTCCTGAGAACCTTGCTCAACATCCATAGATTGCTGAGGTGAATCATCAGAATCATCAGGAATTTCTACTTCTTCTCCACCAACTTGACCATTGCTCTGAGAAATTTCAGGAATTTCATTCAGTTTCTTACGAGTATACTTAAGGAAATTCACAAGTTCTTGAGCAGTTTCAAGAACTTCTTTAAATGTTTCCAGTTTACTAATACGAGTCAGAAACTCATTCTCTTCATCACTGAAGGCAATGTTATGAAATGCACCAATCTTAAAGTAAAGATTAATACGATCAATCAGAGAAAGTTTATCTAGATCTTCATCCTTAGTGGAGAAGAAATCATCATTATTAAGTTCATTATAACCACTATAGAAAGTTTTGGAAAGTCCAGGATATTTCTTCTTCATCAGACGCTCTACACGAACATCTTCAATCACATTGACAAAATCCTTAGGAACATCAGGATAATCAATAGTCCAATCAATGTTGTCAGTGAACAGAGCATGACCAACCTCATGACCTACAAGAAGGTCATAAACAGTTGCAGATGCTTTATCCCACATAGGGAGAGTCAGAACCCTACGATCTACATCAAAGCAAGCAGTGGAGACTTTTTTATGTTCAACAATAAGGTTCTCTGTTGCCAGACATTTGGCAAGAGAACCTTTAACTTCTAGATTGACTGGCATCTGTACTTTTTTGACTGTCCTTATAGGATAGCATAAAAAAAGGGGGACACCACTCCCCCTTAGGACACCAAGTTAACTGTCCACCACCAAGGACAGGTCTAAGATTCCAAAGATACAAGAATCTTGAAGACTTTTACATAGTAGCATGTGGTCTTGGGGATGTCAAGTTGACAAGAATTAAAACCATGAGTAGGATCACTCTGTCAGGTTTCAAGATTAGGTGTATCTTTAAGTATTAAAGAATCATCATAGATTTAATTTGTTCATATAACTCTTTATACTTCCTGAGTTCTTGAAGTTCAGACTCAAGTTCACTTGCTCTAAAATTATTAGAGTTTGACTTTGTTGAATTATTAGGATCAAATACTGTTCCTAAGAAGTTAGTTTCATTAACTGCTATTCCTTTTACTGAAGCATTCTCAAGTCTAGCATTTTGTAGATTTGCACCTTGCAAATCAGTATTGTCAAGATTTGCATTAGTTAGATTTGCATTTTCTAATTTTGCAAACCTAAGATTAGATCCTTTTAAGTTACATCCTTCAAGATTTGCATTTTGCAAATTAGCACCTTGAAGATTTACATATTGTAGATCTTGATGACTTAAATCAACTCCACTAAGATCTACTCCAGGTTTAATTTCATAATTACCAATTCTCATAATTTTCTCCTATGTATTATTGTGGTTTAACAGGCCAATCTGGATGGATTTCTCCATTATAAAAAGCAACAACCATTGGTTTTGGATCTGTGATCCCACCAGGAAGATCTCTGAGTTGTTGTCTATAAACAGACCATGCAGTTTTCTGTTCTTCAGTTAAAGAAACATCTGAAAGTTGGGTCCAATCACTTTGCATAAGAAGACCATCTCTGATTAATCTTAGTTCTGCCCAGTAATCTCTTGCTGCTTCTGCTGCTTCTTCTGCAGCAATTTCAGCATCTAATCTTCTTTGTTTTTCTTCATAAAAAATATCTACTATCCCTTGCCATTGGCCCAGTTCAGTAAATCTTTCATTAAATGGTTTTTGTCCAAATGGACCACCTTCAGGTTTGAATTCTAATTCCCCACCATACTCTTCACCATACCATTGAATGCAATGAATATTATCGGGAATCCAATCTATTTCAACATCAAAAATAGTTTCTTCTTCAACCCGAAGACTTTTATCTTCAGGAAAATAAACCATTCTATTCACAGTCATTGGTTTCTTCCTCTCCTTCTCCTTGAGTAATCATATTTATTGGCGTTTCTAATGGGGTTACACTTGTAGGAAGAACTCCAGCATTTTTCTTTTGTTCATCAATATAATCAAGATAAAGTTGTTGATTTTGTGCATTAGATCTCACAACTTCATTTCTGAAAGATTCAACTGCAGCACCTGCTTGTCTTGCCTGTTGAGATGTTTCAATCTGAAGCATTGGCAACC